GTCCCCTCTTCCTCCAGATCCAGATAAATAGGGTAAGAAAGCTTGTACCCCTTTACAAGTCGCAACACATGTTGTGCTTCGGACTCTGCCTGCTCCATGCTTGTTGCATAGCTGTAGAGATAGACTCCAAACGGAATCCCTAACCTTGTGCACTCGTCTGCGTTATATTTCCAATATTTATCATCCTGTGAGGATATATTGTCTCCATAACCGCACTGGATAATCGCACCTTCAAACCCTGCTGCTTTCACCTGCTCCCAGTAAATCTTCTTTTGTGCAAAGCTTACGTCAATAATAATTCTTTTCATATTTTTTCCCTTTCTCGGCATTGCGCCGGCGCAAAGAGAGGACGCTATTCTGCGTCCCCTGAATCTGATTTATTAGTTATATCTGCTTTATCCTCTACCTGTGATTTAATATTCTTAACGAGCGGTTCCAGAAAACCTGGTATATTCACTCCCATATCCTTAACATTTTCAAGTATACTTATAATCTCGTTGCAAATGATCCATAATGCAACGATGCATGCTACTAAAAAAGTAAACGGCATGGTAAATCCAACTATATCCGATGCATAAATAAGCATCTGATCAATTATTGCCCCTACCACAATGAGGAGCCACATGCATATCTTTTTCATGATACCGCGGATACTTTTGTATGAATTGATATCCTGATTACGGTACTGGGATGCCATTAACCCTGTTATGTAGTCAATCAAGTTACAAATAACGACTAGAACTACTGGCAATGCCAAAACACCTATCAGTGATGTCAGGAATCCAAACACGGTCGCTACTACCGCTTTAATGTAATTTGCCTGCTCCATCTTCTTCATTTCCCTCACTCTCTTTCTTAATTTTTGCTTCTACTTCTGACCGCCAGTAATTCGGCACATCCTCCGGCTCCATTAATCTCTTATCGATCCGTTTCAAATAAAAATCAACCATTACAGCGTACCTCCTTCCGCAATTGTGCTTACTACTTCCCCTAAATCGGCAATTGCTCCATCCTGCAGGTCCTGACCGGAGCGCAACTCTTCTATCGCCAGTTCCATCTCTGTCTTACGCCGGATTCCGAATGTGACCAGTACTTTTCCATCCAGAATGTCCACAGACCTAAATAATGGCGTTTCCAATTTCATATTAGCGTACTCTCCAGTCAGTATCTCATCCGACTTAAACCTTACTTCATCCAGGTTCCCTGCCTGCGTTAGCGATCCAGCCACTGCACCGAGGGCTGTAAAATCTGCCACTGCTGCAGTAATGCTGCCGATGCTGGCGCCGGGCCTGATCTCGATCTCAGTGTTGTCTTTCAATACTAATTTTTCCATATTCTTTCCTTTCTGCCGGCTACCTGCCGCCGGCCGGGCATTAAAATAGGACCGCATTTGCAGTCCCGGGTCTACGAGTTCCATATTCAATTTTCAACTAAATCGCAATATCCAGTCTACCAACAGCCTGCTTGGCAGCTTTAAATATATCGAATCTGCCAGCACTGGGGCGAATGGCGGTACGTCTATGACAAATGCCACTAACCTCGAAGCCGAAAGGATGTACATTGTTGTTGTCCGAAACCTTAATGGCAGCGATGGCGTATATCCTCCATACATGTATCTTTTATATGTACGTGATAATGGGTGGAACAAGGCCTTACTGGGGGCTGAAAAGGATGTCAATACATTTGTGATCCAGAGACACAAGTTGACTATAACCTTTAAAACTACGCAATACGCCCGTATGTGGATATATCAGATTTAATTTTAAAAATACATGACATGAATTGTTACCCAACTATCAGCACTGATCAATGCAGAGGGCTTTATGTAAATGAATCCATCAGATCTAAAATCAATTGCTGCTGTTGTGTTATTCCCGGCGATTGTTGCGACAACGCTAAATGTTGTCTTCGGTCTGTATTCTTCGGGATACGCCGAAGTATTTAGTGCAAATTGTATACCCGCCTTCCAGTCATGCGGAACACGTCCATTATAAATAAATTGCTTATATGATCCTAACCGGGTAATCTTATACTCAGATGTAACAAATTCATCGTATTTGGTCACAGACTGGCTATTGCGATTTAGTTCATCAATTTTGTCCATGAATATTTTTCCCATTCGACCATCAAGGACCGTGTTTGCTGTTGTGGTAGTCGCATTGTTTACAACTGCACAAAAGGCAGCCACACCCAAATCTGCAAAATATTTCTTAATCTTTCCAAATATCGTCTTACCGGTTTCCCCGCTGTTGATATTCGATCTAGTAGACGCCTGCGTAAATGTTGCCACAGAATCGTTTATATCTCCCCTGACCATCCCCAAATCAACTTCTTTTGTTGCCATCTTTCCACCTCCTATTCATATATTGCCCATAAATGCCCATCGCGAAGCTCAAATTTTGGGGTCGGTCCTGCCGGTCCTTGAGGTCCTGTGGCCCCTGTCGCTCCTTTCGGTCCTGTCGCACCTGTATCACCCTTGTCTCCCTTTGGACCCTGTGACCCCTGAGGGCCCGTGGCACCCGTATCCCCTTTTGGTCCCTGTGCACCTGTATTACCTTTAGCTGCAATCATCTGCCAATATGTCGTATTTGTAACTGTAATAGTCGATGATGCTGTATGTGATTTAACACAACCGTATGTGTTACCGCCAGATGTTACCATATCAATATAACTGCCATCATTAACGTACGCCGTTCCAGAAGCCCACGCCCCTAAAAGTCTTATAGATACGCCTTTAGCTCCTGTCGCTCCAGTCGCTCCTTTAGCTCCTGTATCACCTTTGTCTCCCTTTTGACCCTGTGGGCCCACAACAGATCCTAAATCCAATGTCTGTCCCATTTTAATCCTCCTCGATTACATAAACTAAATGCCCGTCAATCACTTTAAGTGGTGGTGCGGGGTCGTTATTATTGTGCCGGACAATTAAATGTCCATCCTCACGGATATACATACCAAAAATCCCCGGTGCCAAAGATGTTGCAACGCCTGGTACCCCTTTCGGGATTGTAAAATCCAGTACCGCGTCCTTCGTGGTCCCGGAATTCTTAACTGCGGCAGGAGTGCCGGGGTCTCCGGTAACTGTGCTACCAACCTTAACAGTGGCAGAAAAATCGCCCGCCTGTGCTTTTTTCTCTATCCGATCAGATACTTCATTGGCACGATCCGTGGCAGTTTCTGCATCCTTGATGATGTCTTCCAAAAATCCCGATCCGCTTCCACTTCTTATTGGAATAGCAGTTCTTTTTATATTTACAGGCTGGAGAAATGTTGCAAGAATTTCATTCCTATTAACAATTTCCAACTGCATCCCTGATATTCCTGCTTCCGCCATCATCTGCTGATCTGGATATACCGTAACTACATTTCCTGAAATTGTAGTCACTTCTTCAAATCTTTTATGTCCTGATGGCTTTTCAACAAGTACCCGGACCTCAGAATTTGCAGGAATGTCAAAATCCCTGAAAGAAAATTCTATCGGAATAGCATTTGTTCCCTGCAAATATTCAATCGGGTCTTTAATCTTATCCGTCAATATGAAAACATTGCGTTTAATTACGTTCATCCAATCCCTCCTTCCTAAAGTTTTTTATTCCAATTTTCGGCCTGATCACCTCGTATTGGCTGATACGGGTCCAGTGGTCTTTCATAATTCGCTAAAAATGCCAACGCTAAATTATACGAGCTATCGTTAGACTTCGAAAATTCCGTGAATGACATCGGATACGCGGAAGTAGCAATCCATTGCTGGCCATTCTCTGCCTCCCATATGATTCTCTCAAGCTGACCATTAATGTCTCCTATTTCATACCCCTTTGATACTGCCCAATCTGTGTATTTGCTTGCCGGCGTCCACTGCACTAATCCATATCCCCCGGAATAATTCCCATATACCAGTGACTCCCAAATACCGGGATTGATAGTAGACTCACTCTGCATATTCCCAAGCATTGCGCACACAGCATTCCTTGACCATCCGCGGGCCATGAGATACTGCAATATGTATCTGGCATTCTGTAACATCTGTTCTTCTGACAGATATGCATTCGTTGATATCACATCTGGTGTAATGTCAATAACACCAAATTCCACATATTCTATAAATCCTCTTTTTACATGCACGCAGTCTCCTTCTTTGGTATAAAAAATACCTGTCCAGGCTCCATTTTCTGTGTATCCCTCAGCCGGTGGAATCTTTATAGTGGTTGACGGATATCGCAATATGCAGTCCCACGGAAAGTTGTAGTACCCATGTACACTTGCTTCTCTGCCCGAACTATCCCCGCTTACGCCATCATAATCAGAAGAAAACTCTGCAACCTGATTGTTTCCAACGTACATGGCGGTATGGTTCACCTCATTAAGCAGGATGTCTCCTCTTTTTAGCCCAGTTCCCATCTCCAGCCTTGTCCATCCACGTGCACATAATTCCGTACTCATGTTTCCTGTATATGTTGCATTACCTGTATCGAAACCGGCGTTACGTAATGCTGTTATAATGGAACTAGCACAATCAAAATCGTACGGTCCCCAGCCTCCCAGCCGATAACCGTACGAATTATCATTGCACATATTTACCATGTTCTGCACTGCTGTTTCTAAATCTGCCATCTATGTCACACTTTCAATTGCGCCATTGAATACATTAACAGTTTCACCGGCGCCAGTCTTAAATTTTCCATCAAATGTTCTTCCATACTTTATTCCCGTAAACAGTCCGTTAAAAACGCTTATCTTTGTGGTGCCTATATAGATATCTGGCAATGTTAATGTGCCCGGTATTTCCGGAATCTCTTTAAATTTAATCGCTCTCCCTGCATAACTGGAATTTCCCAATTTTGTAGGATCTAAGGTTAGCAGAAACGTAACAAGCCTGTCTCCTTCGCTACCCTTCCCAGATACATATCCTAGTCCTATCCTGTCTGTAGTGTCGCTGTAAATTCCCAATGTCTGTCTTCCGTCAGGATCGCTCTTTACTGCAAGTGCACCAATACTCCCAATATAGTCTCCATTATTCTGCCAACTATATAAATCAATCTGGTTATTCCCTATGGATATCGATTTTTTATTGCTTTTGGAATAATTGGTTATACTTCCATATAGTATTGTATCCTTATACATTTTTAACATCCTGTCTGCCATGTCGTATCGCATAGCCCCATTCTCACCTTCTCCAAAAATAAAGCCTTCCGTTTCTGACACCCGAAATATTCGGTTACCGGTTTTGTCTGTAATAGTAATTTCTCCGCCATCAATCAACGCTTTATATATAGTAAACAGGCCATTGGCATCCAGTTTGAGATGCTTACTATTTATCGTTCCATTGTCAAGATCGAGTCTGAAACCGGCTGTGTCTTGTTTCCAGTTTCGGCTTGTAATACTTCCTGTAACAATGGCATCTGCAATTATTCCCAACGCAGTTATGGCTGTCGTCCAAGCCCATGAACGATTGTCAGGATTTCGTTTCTTTGAGATTCTCAATCCCAGGGTGCCAGCCTCCATTGCACCAAAAAGCACACTTTCTGGATCTAAGTCTTCAATCAAAAATGCTCTCCCGCTTACCTTTTTGGCCACCGTGGATTGTAACTGCAAACTGGCATTGATCGCGTTTATAATTCCTTTGATTTCCTCCGCAACAATACTCCCATCAGATCTTATTGCCTTGTCAATCCGGTTCACTGCAGATGAGACATTATTAAAATAATTATACGAAAAATCTCCCAGAACTACTGAAACCACTTTTTTCAAAATTGAATCATATTCCAATTCAATAACACGTGCATCTGTAATAATTCCAAGATGATTATTTTTACAGTGGATAGTATCACCGAGAGAAACTTTCTCCAGTACCTGATAATCTTTATATAGATCTGTGTCCTGTAGCAATACCATATTTGCAGTTATAGTGACTTTCGGCTTATCTATCCCCTGCTCAAATTGTTCTTGGCATTCTTTCTTCAGCGCTGCATCAAGCTGCTCCTGAGTATCACAGATAGTTATTCCGTTCTCTGAATCCCCCTCCTGAGCATCTGCACGCATTTTCACGTTCTCGAATGTAATTGTAGCCGTCTTTACTGTTGGGTAACTATTTATAATTTCAGAGTCCATATATCCATTATCTGTCATTGTGTACCCATTATAGGCTTTCGGATATATGCGAGTGACTACATCCCGTATATCTACCATCTCGCTTATTCCATCCTCTGGTATATTTTTTCCATACCGCAACTCAACTCCGTAATCACTACCGACACGCTTATTAATAATCACTTTATAATTATCAAATAAAATTTCACCTCCCCATCTGTTTATAAAACTGTTACCATCCTCACCGTTAATAGCTTCTATCAAATTCTTGAATTGATAGTAGGCTGTCGATTTCTCTATAATGTCAGACTCTCCAGTATATTTACTATTAGAAGCTGTCATAATGGCAAGTGCCTCTGATCCGGTCTTATTGGTCGGTCTTACGTCTACCAGAAAGCAGTCATCCATTGCATCCATAAAAATCGGCTCTAACATCGCTGTAATCCCTGAATCCGTTTTTTCTTTTTCTTTAATTCGGAATAATTGCTCTCCATTAAAACTTGGCATTTTAATAACCGCTTCTTCCGTAATATATTTCCAGCGTCCCTCTTCATCAATTGGATGAGTCAATGTGCCTTCCCATACTCCATTCAAAATAGGATGAATTTTTGCTGATGTAGGGAATAATGTCACGTCTCCATTTTTTTCAAATTTTGTATTTTGGGCACTATACACTTGAATCATTATAGACACCTCCAGTTTGGTATAACTCTCAAATCAAATCCGTTAGATATTAAAACCTGATTATCCCCTTCTTTTAAATACATCCCGTCATAATCACCTGTTACTGCTGTATTCTGTATCTCTCCATTATTACGGTATGAGAGCATTAGATCTGTATTAATAACAATATTCTGCCCTACATTAGCCCTCATCAAATTTCCATTTACATTTAATGTACACATCCCTTCTCCAGTAATTAAATAAGTTGGATGACATGTTTTATATGGATTGTATAGTATATCCTTTATTTCATACTCCTCTACTCCATCCTCCAGATACTGATATCCTTCACATATAAAATCTGCCGTAAATTCTCCAGATTCAATCACTTTCCTTTCGGATTCTCCTATAGAAGTATGCTTCACTTTATAGAAAAATCCAGGGTCATCCCCTAAGAATAATCTGTCATCCTTCTTTGCAAGAAGCCATTTTTTAACTTCTCTAAATCTCTCCTGCCACCGCTGTGGATCGCTTATAAATACAAAAGATATACTTACCGTAATATCCTGCACGGTTCCATTTTCCCTGTAAATTTTCCCATCCCTTCCTGGAATATTAATTTCTTCATATACATATTCTGGCGATGGGATAGATGGCCGCTTCGAAATCATTACCCCTACATTTGTACTCCTTTTTCCATTTCTAACAACCTCGTACATTGCGACCTCCTTTCGCTCTCATCCCAGCATACTGCTTACCACCGATTCCTTTTGTAGACTTTTTCACTATGTATGCATCAAACTGCTCATCCCCGATCTGAACTGTAAATTCATTATTGACATTTACCTGCTGCCCTCCTGACTCAGCTAACAGATTTATTCCTCCTGACATTCCATTACTCATGATTCCTGCAACTTTCTTGACTGAATTCAAAACTTTATATGAATTTTGGTCAATGCCTTTTGATAATCCAGCCATGAAGTCCGGCATCCATGTCTCGTAATCCCGAAGCGGTCCCTCATCCGGTCGTGAAAAGTGCAGGTACGAACGGATTTTATCACCTAATCCTTTTACCTTTCCAACAATGGATTCTATCCCAGACATAATTCCTTCTTTTAACCCATTAATGAAATCAGCTCCCCAATTCCACGCATTTGATATTAAATCTGATATAATACGTTCAATAGATTTAAAAATACCACGCACTATATCAGGTAACGATGTAATAGCATTCTTAACACCATTTTTTAAAGACTTAAATCCGTTTACCGCAGCATCCTTAGTTTCATTTACTAGATTTGATATTGTCTCTTTTATACCATTCCAGAGGTCTGATGCAATCCCCTTGATGCTATTCCAAATGGACGATACAATATCTTTCATCCAATTCATCGTAGATTTTACATAATCACTTGTTCCATCTGAAAATGATGTTATCACTTGCATTATTCCATTCCAGATATTCGATGCAGCCTCTTTTATATTGTTCCATATGTGCTCTGCATCTGATTTGATTTTTTCAAAATCTCCTGTTACTAAATCTATCAATAGTAACACTGGACCTAATATTGCATTTTTAATAAGTTCCCACGCTCCTGATGCAATTTTTCGGATTCCATCCCAGATTCCTGATAGAGTAGTTTTAAGACTTTCTATCAATGTAGTGATAGTACTCACAACTGCCAGTACTACTGGATTTGCAAGGATACTATTCCATACCTCGCTAAATTTAGCTTTTATTCCTTCCCAGAGTCCAGACCACCATTCCGGAACACCTTTGAAAAAGGAAACAACCGAATTCCATGCTTCTGGTATTGTTTTTGTAAAAAATTCTAAAATCCCATCCCATGCATCTGTGAATGCTGTTTTAATAGCCTTCCAAATAGCATTTACACCATCTCTGAACCATTTACACTTGTTATAGAGTAATACAATAGCACCTATAACCACAGTTATAATTGCAATTACTGGATGAGCCGTAATTAATCCAAATAACGCTTTTACTGCTGTCCCTATCCCAGATAATACAGATTTTACAATTCCTCCAAATTTAGTGATCAATCCCCCAATACCTGACAACTTTGATAAAACACTCGTTACCGCCGATACTCCTTGCGCGATTTTTCCTATTGTAATTAATAACGGTCCCAATACTGCTAATATAAGTCCAATGATCACTATAATCTTTTTCTGTGCCTCTCCCATCCCATTAAATTTATTTACAATATCCTGTATCACTTTTACTGCTTTACGGATATATGGCATTAGTAGTTCTCCTATACTAATTGCTAATTCCTGTAACTGGCTTTTCAGTATTGTCACTTGTCCTGCCAAGTTATCATTCATGGTATCTGCCATCTTTTTCGACATTCCATCTGCATCACTTACTGCTTTCGTCAGCTTCTCATAGTCTTCTGGAGCCGCATTTATTATGCTTAACATGCCTGCCATAGCTTCTTTTCCGAAAAGTGTAGATGCCGCCGCTGCCTGTTCCGTTTCAGACAATCCGCCCATTTTCTTTCGTAGCATCTCCATAACTTCTGAGAAACTTTTCATTGATCCGTCAGTATTTGTAAGACTCAATTTGTATTTATCCATTACAGTTGCCATTGCATCCGTTGGTTTAACCATATTAGCAATCGCATTTTTTAATGAAGTTCCTGCCTGGCTTCCCTTTATCCCGGCATTTGCCATTAATCCCAGAGCTGTTGTTGCATCTTCTGCCGAATAGTTCATAGCCCCAAATAATGGTGCCACATACTTAAACGATTCACCAAGCAAGGATACATTCGTATTTGCATTGCTTGAAGCCGCTGCCATAATGTCAGCCAAATTTCCCGATTCAGATGCACTCATACCAAATGCAGTCAACGCATCTGTAACAATATCGGATGTCGTTGCCAGGTCTTCTCCGGATGCTGCCGCAAGATTCATAATCCCTTCAATTCCATTCAGCATGTCTTCTGTTTTCCATCCGGCCATTGCCATATATGACATGGCATCTCCGGCTTCTTGAGCAGAAAACTTCGTTTTCTCCCCCATCTCCCGGGCCTTTTCACGCAGTTTTTCCATTTCATCTGCTGTTGCCCCTGAAATTGCCTGTACATTACTCATAGATGAATCAAAGTCTGATGCTGTTTTAACTGCTGCGGCTCCCAATCCTCCAATCGCCGCAGAAACCGGTAACAATTTTTTTCCCGCGGCTGTAGCCTGATCCCCAAATTTCCCCGTCTTTGCTGATATCTCTGCTAGTGTTGCGCTTGAACTCCCCGCCGTATTATTTAGCTCTTTCAGACTATTTTCTGTCTCTATAATTTCTCTTTGCAGAGAATCAAACGCCTCTGGACTGATTGGCTTTCCAAATTCTTCGTCAATTTGTTTTTTCTGTTCTTTTAGAACTTTCAATCTATCTGTCGATTCGTCCACCTCAGATTGTAACTGCTTATACTCTTCAGTATCTATCTTCCCAGTTTCTTCCAAGGTCTTCATGCTCTTTTTCAGCTTATCGATTTTTTCATTTGTTTTTACGACTTCTTCTTGGACTGGTGTATAGGCAGCTTTCCAGGCATCATAATTCCCCGCAGTCTTTGCGGCCTGTTCACTTGCTGTTTTTAAGGTTTTCAGTTTTCCTTCCGTTTCCTGAATTGCCTGCTGCAACAGTTTATGCTTCTGAGCCAGCAGCTCTGTATTCGTAGGATCAAGCTTGAGCATCTTATTTACATCTTTCAATGCGGCTTGTGTCTCATTCAGTTTTTTCCCGACTGACTCTAAAGCTTTATTCAGCCCTGTAGTGTCTCCACCGATCTCAAGTGTGATTCCCTTTATTCTCCCTGCGCCCACGCTCTCCCTCCTTTACAATGCATCTATGTCGGCCTGTGTGGCTATTATTGGATAATCGTATTCATCATTTTTCATTTCGATAAACATGTCATTTACCATTCCAATACTTAGGAGATCAAGGTCAGAAATAGAAATACCGCACTGTGTGCATCTAAGCATAAACAGTGCGGTATTTACCTCCCGGTCTATTTCCCGTTCTTTTTTTTTGGCGTTGACATTTGCTTATTTTCAATTCCCCACATCTCCAGTATCTCTGGCAGGATCTCATAAATATCAAAAGTTTCGAACTGGTCCAGCCATTCATCTATATCCGATGGCTGACTGCTGTCCCCATGCTTATGCATCAGGTAAGCAATATTCTCAAATAACTCTAATGACTCTAACGGAAGTCCGCTTTCAAATTCATCCTCCTGATATTCTTTTCCTTCCTTTTCACATTTTTCTCTCATCTCCTTCTGAATTCGTTCCTGCATCTTTACCTGTTTCTCTATTTTTGCCATGTCAACAAAAATATCACGTCCAAACTTCATCCTATAAATACGCGGAATGGATGCTGAACTTTTAAACATACATTCTTTCCCATTGATTACTAATGTTTTTTTCATGCTGCCTCCTGATCTGCGATGTAGACTTTATCAAACCAACTATGAAACAATGCCTCATCTGATTCTGCTGTTGTTTTTGCCCTGATATACATCTTTCCGTCTGTTCCCACAGGTGCTGCGGATGCTGAAATAGTCAATTTATCCGTAACTGGTTCGATAGTATCCTCATTCGTGTTTGACTCTGTCGTTGGCCGTGTTGCGGAACAGCTATAGAACCAGAACCTTGTCCCTCTTTGATCTCCATCAATCTCAAATCCAAATGCAAATTCATTGATTTTAGAATCACCACTTTCGAGCATCACTTTATTTTTGTCGATGCACTCATTTAAAATCTTCTGTCTGAATTCGTCAGTAACCAACGCAAGCTCCCAGTCTCCTTCGTATCCTCCATTTGAAGCTGATACATAATATTTAATTCCATCAGCATAGAATGGTGTCAATTCTCCTTGTGGTTCAAGTGAGACCGAAACTGATCCAGGAACCGCAAACGGTGTATCATAAGTAATTTTCCCCAAATCATCTACTTTTTTTAATGCCACATGGGCATTCCTGATGTTAAATTTCACTTTATTCTTTTTATTTTCTGGCATTTCTCATACCTCCATTTCGTACAATACTTCATACATATTTTCTGATTCTATATACACTTCTGACTTATCCCAGAAGATTCCATTATCATCTAGTTGCTTTTCTACCCGTCTTTCCAGATCAAAATCTTTTTGATCTGTGTAAAGTTCTATATTCAGTTCATTGATATTCAAATATACAATTCCATCTGCTGAAAAATTTTCCGTTCCCGGTATAAGCCAGCATATAAAGGGGGGATTAACGGCTTCTTCTGTTTCAAAATGGTGATACCTGTATTCAATCTCCGTGCCATCCAACATATGCTCTATCTGTTCTCTTGTCATCATATGTATCTCTCAATCCTTTCCGACAGTATTTCTTTTGCATGTTTTTCAGCCGGCTTAATGTGCGGTTTTCCCTCAACGCGTCCGCCATTCCGCTTAGCATGTCCATTTTCCAAAAGATGTGTAATTCTATACTCCGGCTTTTTAGAATATACTACCATGCTGTATTTGTATCTCCCCTTTATGTCAGCATCTCTTTTGTAAGACCAATGTTTGGAATATTCTCCTGTATCCTCTGGAGACGAGTCCCTTAATTCTGCTACCGTCAACTTAGCCGTTTCTGTCACAGCCTTTTTCATAGCTTCTACTGTTACATCACGGTACGCATTCAGTTCCTGCATCACTTCGTTTGCAAAGTTATCAATGTTAATTTTCGCCACTTTCTCTCACATCCTTATACTGTGTTACTATTCGCTCAAGAGACAGAAGTAAATGCGGTGGTGATGCATCGTATTTGTTTTGTATCTGCAGAATCTTGTACTGAATATCCCTGATAATGCACATGTCTAGCGTAGAAACATCCCCAGAAGGAAGGATTTTCACCATTTCATCAATTTTATCTGACACGATTTTGGCTTCATAAAATCGCTTCGAACCTACTGTGTGATACCCAAATCTCACATTACTTAGCTTTGTTCCGGTTATTTTTCGGTCCTTCACTTTACAGATATCCAAAACCCCATCATTAAACGTAACAAAATCTCTATCCTTCCGTCTTGGCACTCTCATCACCTTCCCTCTTTTTTCTCCAATTTCGTACCTGTAGCGCTATAATTTCAGCTCTGTAATTTTTTATAAAATCATCTGTTTGTCCAGACCTCGCATACATGCAATAGTTCATCAAAAGTTCCTTTTCTTGCGTATCTGATTCAAAATCACATTCCCCGATTTTCCCTATAATGAAAGCTTTTCCTCGGTTTACAATGCCGGAGAGTTTCTTTTCCTCTCCGGCACTTAGTTCCCATGTGATATCAAGAAAATTTTTTATTTCATCGATAAGTCCCATGACTATCCCTCATTTTTAGTGACTGTAATTTTGTATTCCTTCGTTGCTTTTCCATCAGTAACCTTTACTTTTACAATGTTATCGGCACCTGCCAGCCAAGTCAGCCTGCTGCCATTTGAAATAGTCTTTTCATTGTATGTAACTTCGACTTCTGCCGTTGCATCTGCTGCAACTGCCTGTACTGTATTTGACGCGTCTGATGTTGTCATAGTATATTCAACTGTATCCGGATCAAATTCTGGAGTAAGTGTGTGACCTCCTACTTTTAAATCAGCCAGGTTTACATCCTCCGTATCTGCTGTATTTGTTACAGTTTCGACTTTATAATACGCCGGCTGCAGTTCTGTAATATCAAGTACCATGAAAGCATTGTTGTCCATTGCAAATCCATGTCCGTACATCTTGATCAGATATACTCTCTCGTCCTCCAGGAAGTGATAATCATCTGAGTACAGAATCCTTCCATCATTTTCAATGCCCGATCCCATGAAATACAATTTTGCCATTCCAAATACTGAACGTCCTACTGTGACCGCTGGTGACTGGATGATATCGATCGGAAATGGAAGTGCGCTCACATATCCGCCGCCTGGTGCCGGATACTGGATTGCAGGAAGAATTCTGCTAAAATAGTCCGCCGGATTCACTACCATAATGAGCGTATCGACTACCCGTGTCTGCCCTTTTTCATTTACTGCAAGTGTGGCTGCAAGCTTTCCAAGTTGAATATTATCAAACTTTGTAATTTTAATTGGCTTCTTATCAGGATATACACCACCTGTGATTGTTACAGAATCTCCTACCTGTTTAGTCATTCCAACTGGCATTTCTTTTCCTGATCCATTGATGATTCCGTCTTCCAGTCCATTAGCAAGGGCCTCATATAATACCTGTCTTACATAATTGTCCAGCCACTGAGGTCCCAGATCTAACATTGCTTTACATACTGGAAGAAAAGCTGACAGCTTGCTTAACGTAACGTCCACCTCTTTAAAACCAGATGTCAGCTCCTGCACAATTTCTGCACACAATTTTCCCCAGGCTGCCTTTTGATATCCATTTGTATTCATCATCATCTTTGTAAGTCCTGTCACGGATGTAAACTGAATTTTTGACAAAAGCGGGTGGTTCGTCCTCAAATCCTCAAATACCTTGTCAACCACTGTATAAGGCATTACTACATCAAGATTTTCTACCGCCTGTTTTGGACTAGATGATTTCATGGCATCAATCAGTTTTTGATAATAGTTCTTTTCTACTGACGTAAGCTGCCTTACGCCACGCTCTGACAGAATACGCTGATCCGCTTCTTCCACAATCCCCCTCGCCTGTTCAATCACATTTTCCTGAATCTTATCACACAGTTCAACAAATGCAGACTGGAAGGCTTCTGCATCATTCTTGTTAATTGCATCGTTCATTTTCTGTACAATTGCCTCTTTTTCCTTCTGTAACACATCTAAATTCTTCATTAAACATTTCCTCCTTTAAAAAGTCCTAAAATATTGTTTTGTTTTGGTTCTTCTTTTGTTGCTTTCTTGATGTCCGCAATCTGCTGCCGGAAGCTCTGCTGATTATTCAACTGTCTCTGCATATCCTCAAGCTTCTCCATAATTTCACTGACATCTACTTGTTTTGCCTTTTCTCCCATGATCTCATCAATCAATCCATACTCCAGCGCTTTATCCGGTGTAAGGTATGTTTCGTTTTCCATCAGTTCCTTCAATTCATCTTCACTGATTTTTGCCCTTTCCATGAAAACCTGGCGGTTTGCTTCCATCATGTCATCCAGATCATCTGCATACTTTCTAAGCTGTGTTGCATTTCCTGAACAGCTCATCCACATATTATGAATTAATGCTGTTGTTCCTAAACACATTTTTCTAGTGCTGCAAGCCTGCAATATCAAAAATGCTACGCTGTGTGCGACTCCGTCCACAACTCCAACTTTATTGTTTCCCTTCTGTTTCAGCAGGTTGTAAATGGCAACCCCCTCTTTTACAGATCCGCCATTTGAATTAATGTGAAGTTCAACAGTTTGCCCTTCTGGAATTTCATTCAACTTCTCTGCAAAATATTTTGCTGATGTCTCAGAATCTTTATATTCCCATGCATTCCAGTCAAACTCTCCATACTCAGTTACATCATCATAGATGTATAGCATGGTCTTATTCTCTTCCTGTACTGGCTCCATTCTCCAGTTCATCGATTCTTTCAGTTTTCTCACTCCTCTCCGTTGTATTATTTATCCCCATACCCTTTAACAGGTCTTGGATCTGGCTGTAATTCTTGGTCATGAAATGCTGATCCGCCCACTCCTCTTCTATTCGTGGTTTCCCCAGTACCTCCAGAATGTCGTTTATAGTAAACGCTCCGCTTGATATCAGTTTGTCTACTGGCGTAGCAATATCAAATATGTCGATATGCTTTACTGCAAGAGTCTCTATCTTCATGTAGTTTCCCTGCCGGAAGCCTTCATATCCATTCCGTTTTCTGTTAATTTCCTGCTGCAGCATCTTTACAAGTGGATCAACCACAAAAGTAAGAAGTTCATCGATTGCTTTTCCAGTATCCTGTACGTCCCCTTTTGCAAGACTTGGTGGAAATGAAAAAGCACGGGCAGTAAATTCAAAGATATCATCTGCCAGTGCTTTTATATCTCTTGTTGATTCTGTTGAATAGGTCTTCGAATTCTGTGATATATCCTGATATCCGTACCCATTAAACAGCGGCAGCACCGCATTTTCCTTGTCAAAGAAATTCTTAAAATGTGTGCTCATAAGCTCATCGAATGTTTCGCTGAAATTCTCGCTCTCTTGTGCTATTGCATCAATATTAAGTATCCCTTTATGTCCCCTAGATTTTTTATAGGCATTCTGAGCATAAACAATCAACTTAGAGTACGTGTCGTACATTCCATTCACGAGCTTTCTCATATCACTGGAATTCAATTCAAAAAAAAGCACATCTGACATCTCCAGCGTCTCTTTAAGCTGATATCCATCAAATGTGATCTCACTAAATTTATAATCCCTAAGTGCCAGAACTTCCTTACCGTAACTGTCTGCTACATAAATATGCCTGTTAACCTCAACTACAAGGCATTCATTTGTTCTATATAATTTCCCGATTAATTTATTCAGGAAAGCCGTAGCATTCTGATTTGGATTTGGTTCATAGTTCCACAGGTAGTATTCCTTCCCCTTGTCTTCCTTGTTTCTTAAATAAGTCCTGAATTCGCACTTGCTGACAGCATTTGCGATCTTATTTACACATGTCCAGAATGCCAGTTCCCGCAGATAAGCCTCATATATTGCATTTTGTACATCTTTATCCTCTGTAATATCATTAACACTTACATAAGTACCTCCCCCTCCCAATTTCTTTATAAGCCAATCTTTAATTCCCATCTTACGCCCCCCTTAATATGTAAATACCCTGGTTTTTGGAGTTGGCCTTGCACGCTTCTGCGGCAGAATATCCTCTACCGTCATTGCTGCCACAAAAGCCATAAACGGGTCTGTCTTCCGGCTCTTCCCCTCAATTTTTCCATAAACATAATTCCCCATATCTGCATCATCCTCTTTTCCAGGATTTTTTCCATGTCTAATCAGTTTTGCATTGTTTGTAGCCCATCTAAGCTCTGGAGCGTCTCCCCATGCCAGCCAGTTATTTACAAAACAACTGTCTATTAATGGTGCAATTCTCATTATGTCAGAAGGTCTTATCAATTTTAGGTTTTTATTTAGTTTCATATCAAATCCAATTTCCTGGAGATATTTTCCGATCAATGCGAATCTGAAATCGTCCAAAGCCAGCATCTTTATGCTATACTCCCTTTTTGCTTCTTGAATATAATCAGTAATTACCGAAGGGTGAATTTCCACATCATCAATAAGTGTCAGCCTTCCTGTATCTGCCCACGCCTTCCACGGTGCTTTTATTCTTTCGATATCCTTTGACTGTAGACACATCCATGAATGATTGATATCATAACGCATATCTCCATCACGGAAATGCAGATCTACAGAGGCCCAATCTGTCAGTTTCGTATAATCTAATCCACATACGCAGCTCCATCTCCGCAAATCAGGTAGTATAATATTTGTTGCTGCTATGTTCTCCCAGTCTGTCACGCTCATTTCAGAAGCATTTTCTGGAATGTTCATCCTTTTTGTCATAAATGCCGGAAGTCTCCGGGGATTTTTCTTCCAATCTCTATACTCTTTTCTGATTTCTTCCATGAGGTTCGGGAGATATGGTAGTGATGGGTTGGCCATTGGCCAGTTATCCTCATTTTCCACATCCTCTTTACTATTCAATTTGCAAATGAATGGCAATAACCCGTTATCCGGTTCCTCGCGTCTCAAAATTCCCTCGGATGTTTCTAACAGATCATCTAGTGGTCCCTCACGTACATCTCCATTTGTTGTGTAATATGATCTCCTTGGATGCTCTTTCTTTCCAAGTCCGGTCGTAAAGACATTGATATTTCTATAATCTTCATACTGATGTATTTCGTTAAAGATGCAAATACCTGACCGCAGACCATCCTTTCCTTTCGGACTGTTTGTCCTTCCCTTCATAATAGATTTAGTCTTTAGCGACTTTACCTGTTCCTTTGTCCAATAGAAAAAATGTTTCAGCTTTTTTCTTTCTTCCGGTCTTTCAAATGCGTTAATTACATCATATACAGGTCTCATTGCCTGTTCTTCATTATTTGCACAAATATCTACATCATATTCCCTTATTCCATTGTATGGTGACATAAGGCAAACAGACTCAAGTGCTATTGTTCCATCTTTCCCAGCACCTCTTCCAATCATGCAGAAGAGGTCCGGCCATCGGGGGAGTCCAGTCTTTTTCCAGTATGTGCAATCATGCAGACCGATTACAAACTTTTGCCATGGGAATACCTGCTTAAACGGGAAATATTTTGCTAATCCAAGATAGTTTTCCAACTGTTCCCCATCTATGTAAATATCCTCATTCTCAAAACACCACTTTATATGATCTATAAGAAGCTCCTGTTCTTCGCATACTGCATATGTGCCATTCTCTACAATATCAATCCACTCTTGAATATTGTGGTCAATTTTACAATTCATAGTCATCACCGCTGTCTGATGTATTTGGCTTAATGCCTAAGCTGTCCAGTATTTTCAGCATTTGTGCATTCACCTTAATTCGCTGATCTATAGAATCATTCTTCTTTTTCCCCTTCTGTCCGCCGCCGTTATCATACTCAGTAACCACTCCACGCTTTTTAATATCATCAATCAATGCATTTTCCATATCCCAGAAATCCATATACTTATCTACCAGATCCGTATAGTATTTTCCTTCTGTTCCATTTCTTGCCATCTGCTCAAGCAGATCTTCCTTAATCTCTCCTCTGAGTATTTCGCGCTTAGTCCTTCTTGGCATACCACCACCCCCCTATCACATGCGCGAGGGAAATCTCTTTTGTCGGGAACACACACCGGTCTCTTATGTCCGGAATTAATCTTCGTTTTTTTCGACCGGGGGGTATCCCCTCCGCTTCAATAATGCCTGCTGTATTTTTATTCCCATCTCTCCTCTGTCAGTGGTTTCTTCTTTTCTTTCTTGCGATACCCATGAATTTCTTCATGGCAGTTATGACATAGGCTTATTAGATTTCGTTTTGTCTGACCTCTGAATGTGTACCAAATTTCTAATGCTTTGTCTGGGTGTCTTTTAACATAGTTTACATGATGTACGGTTGTAGCTCTGGTATATTGTCCTCGTGACTTGCACATCTGACACTCATTCTTATCCATCTCAAGCACTGCTGCCCGAATTGCTTTCCATTTACTCCATACATAAAATCTGTGCATATCTTCTTGTATGCATTGTTTTACATATGCTATATCATGCTCCGTCATTGTAACGCCCCCATTTTTGGCAGTAAAAAACGTCCTTCGCTTTCACGCAGGACGTTTGTTTCTAATGAATGATGCACTAATTCACCCATCAATTTCAGTTTATACTATATCAAACTTCAATCGAACAGTGTGAACAAAACGAACAAACTTTACTTTTCTTCCATAAATCTTTTAAACTCCATGCGGACACTATTTGCTGTGCATTTCCTTCCCATCAATTTAGCCACATCATCCCATGTCAATTCATTAAATACTTTATACTCTATAATTCTTTGCATACGGAATGGTATTGTAGGCAGCCACTCCTCTACTTGGGCTTTTAATTCCATGGCTACCTTAACCTGGTTTTCTTTTATTTGCCTTTCACGAGACAATGCCCCTGCATTTCCGATCGTCTCTATGGTTCCTCCGAGATTAAATGATCTTGGTTCATATGGCCATTCAGGGTTACTGCCTTTTACTTTGTCTTGTACAATTCTCTTTTTACTCTCCAATCTCTTTATTTCCGCATCTGTCTCTTTAATAAACGCACATGCGTCTATATAGTCCCTAAGAACTTTTTTATTAATCAATTACATTCCTCCTGCTCTCTAGGCTGCGCCATATTGCATAAACGCCGCCTTAACCTGCTCCGGGCTTCTGTATGCATAATGTTTATTGGTTACTGCTGTGCTCTTGTGTCCCAGGTACATTGCAATCAATTCTCCTGGACACCCCCGACGTGCCATATTTGTGGCCGTCGTCTTGCGGAATAAGTGAGGATATACATTTCGTGTAAGTATAGACCTCTCTGCAATCTTTTTAATCGCCGCCCGGAGTCCGCTGCGCTGCATCCTTGTATGTGGAGCCTTTAGCTGTACAAATAATGCCGGATCGTTGTCATTTCGGCTATCTATGTACTTACGCAAATGGAATCTGGCGGTATCATCAAGACACACGGTCCTATATGCCCGTCCCTTTTGTCCATAAATCAAAATGTCCCCAGTCTCCCAGTTAATATCCTGGATGTTAACAGACGTACACTCCCCGATTCTAACCGCTGTGGACCGCAGGAACTCGATAAGTGCGCGGTCACGTAAACATTCCCTGTACTCTTCCATCTGTGTTACCTTGTTAACTGTTTGGACCTTACAAGCATCCCTCAATGCTTCCATTTCAAAATCTTCCATGTGATCAATCGGCATCTCAACCTCCGCATACTTTTCAATGCTTTCAGCCGGGTTTTCGTTCACTAGGTGCGATTTACGCATCCAGGTAAAGAACGCAGAAATCACCCGTCGTTCGTTGTTGACCGTAACCGTCTTATTGCCCTTCCGGGCGTATTGCTGCAGATAATATTCTATATCCATATCAGTTACGTCCAGCAGGCTCTTATTAATAGTTGCCATAAAATTCTTCATACTGCGAATATAATACCTCGCTGTTTCCTGGCTGAGTTTTGGTGCTTTCTTTGCACAAAATAGCTCCATTATGTATTCATTCGTGTTCTCCCTGGTTGCCGGAAGGGTTTCTCCCATCTCAACGACGTTTACGTTAAATAATACCTGCACCATTACCTGGTTAAGCATATCCATTGCTACAGCATCTAAATACGGCTTCATAGCCGTTAATACATTGTCCCTTAAAATTTCCTTCTGTGTACGCATAGTATTTTCCTCCTTTGTATTGCCTAAGAAGAATTACTATGGTACAATCTTCTTAGGTGAATGGGTAACGGAATTCTCGCCAAAGAATACAGTCCGTTACCTGTTTTTTTATGTAATTTTAAAAAGTTCACTCACCCATTACCTATAATTTGTATCCTGGCTCTCTACTTCCAGGATATATTTTGCCATCATTGGCAAATCATCTACCACTTTCCTGAAGTCAGGAAAATGCTCTAATTTATTGCCTAAAACAATATATTTAATCCCACTTCCATTTCTGTCCGCACTCAGGACAGAATCTTATTTTGGTAACATCGTAATCTTCGATTTCCTTCCCACATCCAGGGCAGATACAACTGTCATCATATTCGTGATATGGGGTAACTGTCATCTCCCTGTCTAACAGTCCTTGCACCTGTTCTGGAGTCATGCCGGTATCCTCGTACTCGCAAAGTTTTTTATAAATTTCAGAAAGTTGTGGAACGGCCATATTGGCAACAACTCTTTCTGGTATATATCCATGATCTGTTAATCTTTCCATTTTGCACCTTCTTTAAATGTCAGTTTAGTTATCTAAAAAGTCTTCAATATTCATCTGCCCTTCGAGTTCCTTATTGGCTGCCTTCTT